GCTGGAGCAGAACAAGCAATAGATGCTTCTATTGAACATTATTCTAAAAAGCTAGAGTTTACCAAAGGACCGAAAGTAGTTAAAACCTTCGAGTAAATATTCAAAATCAATCATATCAAATTAAATTAAATGCAAGAATTAAAGTTAGTTAAAAATCTGGCTTTTGGTGATAGTGCCAGAAGTCAGATATTAACTGGGGTTGAGAAACTTACTAATGCAGTAGGATCAACTTTAGGAGCAAGTGGTAAATGTGTTATACTAGAAGATAGTAATGGTGCACCACAAATAACAAAAGATGGGGTAACGGTTGCTAATAGCATAACGTTGCAAGATCCATTAGAGAACATCGGAGCTACCCTAATTAAGCAAGCGGCTCAAAGAACAGTATCAGATGCTGGTGATGGTACAACTACAGCCACCGTGCTAGCTAAGGCCATATTAGATCAAGCTAATGAGCATTCACTATTAGATGATACTAGAGCCATGAAAAATGGCATTGAGTCAGGTGTTAAGAAAGTTATAAAATATTTAGAAAAAAAGTCCAGGAAAGTAACTGGCAAAAAAATTGATCAAGTAGCTACTATATCTGCTAACAATGATAAAGAGTTAGGCAAAGTTATAGGTGAAGCATTTAGATTAGTAGATGAGACAGGTGTTGTTATGATGGAGACAAATGAACAACCTGAAACTGTAGTAGATTTAATAGAGGGTGTTCAGTACGACCAATCATTAAAGAACAACCATTTTATTACTAACAAAGAGAAAGGAACGGCTGAGCTAGATAATCCTTTAGTTTTAATAGTTGAATCAGTTGTACCTAACGTTAGAAAGATACAATCAGTTCTTGAACACGTTATTAAAAGTGGTAAGAGTTTACTTATCATTGCAGATGTTGACCAACAGGTGGTTTCCGCGCTGGCCATGAACAAATCTAAAGGCAATATAAAAGTCAACATCATAGATGCACCAGTATACGGAATCAGCAAAAAAGACGTATTATCCGATCTATGTGCTGTGACTGGTGCTACACTTATTAACGAAGACCTAGGTGATGATATGGACATTATACAACCCGAACATTTGGGTTCATGTATTAAATCTGTAACTAACCACGAGGAAACAATCTTGCAAGTTGATTTAACTAAAAATACAGAAGTTAAAGAAACTATTGCTTTGTTAGAAAAGAATATAAAAGAAACTAAAAACCCTAATATTATTATTAGACTAGAAAAACGATTAGCTAAATTAAAAGCTAAAGTTGCTACAGTTAAAGTTGGGGCTAACTCTGAGATAGAATTAAAAGAGAAGAGGGATAGAGTTGAAGATGCTATTTGCGCTACAAAAGCCGCGATTAAAGAAGGTATAGTGCCAGGTGGTGGTATAGCTTTATTAAATGCTAGTTTTAATTTAAAACCTACTTGTATAGGTGAGGAAGTATTGTACCAAGCTATAAGAAAACCTCATGAATTAATATTAAAAAATGCAGGTATTGAAGAATTAAAAAAGCTTGAAGAAGGTAAAGGATTAGACGTGGTTACAGGAAGTACGGTGGATATGGTAAAAGCCGGAATTATAGATCCTTTGTTAGTTACTAAAAGTGCATTAGCTAACGCGGCTTCAGTAGCTACAACTATATTATCAACTGATTGTGTAATAAATAACGTAAGAGCATGAAAGCAGTAGGTAAGTTTATAGTTATAGATCCTATTAAAGAAGTTGATACAACTACAAAAGGAGGTTTAATTCTAGCTGAAAAGCAAAGAGAGGATATAAGATACAGAAGAGCTAAGGTTATAGAATCTGGCTCTGAAGTGTTGGTGTTAAAAAAAGGTGATGAAGTCTATTACGATAAAGCAGCTGGTTTTAATATTGAAATAAACAAAGAAGAATACAAAGTTATTAAAGAGTTTGATGTAGTTATTGTGTTATGAGAAAACTAAGTTCTAGTGATTTAAAAGAGTTAGGCTTACTTAAGCATTATAGAATAATTAGAAAGTGGGCTTGTAAAACTAATGACTTAAATGACGCAGATTTAGAACTATTAATATATCTTGATGCTATAGATATGTTTACTAAAGATGATTTTATAAAAGGTACGTACTCATTTAGCTGGGATAACAGGCGCTGGAACAGATTATTGAAACAAGGGTGGATCGTAGTGTGGAGAAAAAGAAACCACACCACCCAAAAATATCATATATAAAAAGTTTCCTTCAAGTGCAAACAGCTAATAAGTCGCATGTACCGTATTATGTTGGGCGAAGAAGATATGCCTACAACTAAATTAGAAAAAAGTAATAGATATAGCTTTAAAGTAATTACTAAGTCTATAGACTATGTTAATAAAGATAAAACAAGATAATATGAATAAATATGAAACGCCTATTAATATGGGCATTGTAGAAAATACTCCTCAGCCAAATGTTAACCCTATAACTGGCCAGATAGAGTATGCAGAATCTATGCCAAACAGAGCCGCTGCACCAAATAGATCAATTAATGATCTTACAGCAATCAACTCTAGTTATCCATTAGATCCAAACAAAATACCAGCATCACAAGGAACTATAACTGCTAAATTTGGTTCAATAGCTAAATATATGGATGATCCAATTAAAAAAATGGATCCCAATTATAACGGTGTACCAGGTGTGCAAAAAGAAGATTTTGAACAATTTAAAAATAAATAATTATGCCAAGTTACGGAGAAAAACAAAAATCAGCAGGCGTAGACATTAGTAAAGCTATAAAGCCTGTAGGTGAAAGAAAAATGGTTTCTAAAGATATGACCATTAAAACTACATTAAAAATTGACAATTGCGAGTACAAAGGAAACCCAGTATTAAACGCGAACAAATAATAAGTATGGAAGATTTGAAGTTGTATTTGCTAAATGCTTCTTCATTTGCTTTAGCCACTTTAAACTGGGTTGAGCCAATGTTAGAAATACTATTATTAAGTTTGACAATAGGTTATACTGTACACAAGTGGTCACTACTACATAAGAAAAAGAAATGAGAAGTATAAATGAAATTATAATACATTGCTCTGCTACTAGAGAAGGTCAAGACATACCAGTAGAAACTATTAAAAAATGGCATACTGAAGGTAGAGGCTGGACAGACATAGGCTACCATTTTTATGTAGAACTCGACGGCACCATTAAAAAAGGTAGAGATATAGATAAAACAGGAGCTCATTGTAAGGGGCACAATAGAAATTCAATAGGGGTGTGTTATTGCGGAGGCGTAGAGGCTGATGGTAAGACGCCAAAGGATACTAGAACAGAAGTACAAAAAGAAAGCTTGTTACACGTCCTTAAAACGTTAATGGCGATGTATCCGCTTGCTACTATTTATTCACATAATGAGTTTGCTAATAAAGCATGCCCATCATTTGACGCGACTAAAGAATATGAAAATCTCTGAAAACACTGAGTTTAAAATTGATATAAAAACTGTAATTGGAATAATAATGTTTACTACCACAATAGTAGGTATGTATTATACATTACAAGAAGATATAGCAGAAGCTAAAACTTTGCCACCTGTAGAAGTTACTCGTTTAGAGTATGAGTTAAAAGAACAGTGGAACGAAAAAATGATCATGCAGTTGAAAGATCAAGTAGATATGCTAGAACAAACTCAAGACATATTAAAAGAAGAAGTTAGCATAACAGCTAGTATGATTAAAGATGGTACAGAAGCTGATGGTAAATTAGAAGAACTTAATAGACAATTAGAAGAATTACAAAACAAAAAACCTAGCACTAGAGTTATAGTAAAAGAGATTAAAGTAGATAAAAAAGGTAGAAAATTATAAATTATGGCAACTAAAAGAAAATCAAAGAAAAAAAATCCTTGTTGGAAAGGTTATGAAGCTATAGGTATGAAGAAAAAAAATGGTAAAAAAGTGCCTAACTGTGTACCTGTTAAAGGAAAAAAGAAAAAATAATGGCAATAAGAAAAACTACAAAAGGTAAAGGTCGTAATTTTAGAAGCACAAAAGAAGGTGCAGGTATGACTGCTAAAGGTGTTAAAGAATATAGAAAGAAAAACCCTGGCAGCAAATTAAAAACAGCCGTAACCAAATGTGATGTTAAAGTGGGCACTAAAGCTTATAAAAGACAAAAAGCATTTTGTAGCAGATCAAAAAGCTGGGATGGCGAAAGAGGTAGAGCAGCTAGAAAAAGATGGTGTTGTTCTAGATTTTAAATTTATTATTATGAAAGACAAAGGATTAGGAGATACAATAGCTAGATTTACAAAAGCTTCAGGTATAAAAAAATTAGCTGATTCAATACCAGGTGGCTGTGGATGCAAAAATAGGCAAAACATATTAAACGATTATTTTCCATATAAGCAAGAAAAAGATGGCGTTTAAGTTAAAAGCACCTTATAAAACTAATATAACTCCGGTTTATCATGTAGACGAGGAAGAAGGCGTTTTAGGGAGAGCCAATAATAATGGTACTATAACTGTCAATAACAAAGTTAAAAATCCTGAACAACTTAAAGAAATTATAAGTCATGAAGAAGTTCATGTCGAACAGTTTAAAAAATTTGAAAAATCTAAAGGAAAAAAAGGTTTAGATTATAATGACAAATACATTACGTGGAACGGTAATAAATACCCACGTAAAAACGGAAAAATAAAATATAATGGTAAGTGGATTGCTGAAGGATCTAAAAATTTTCCTTGGGAGAAAGAAGCTTACTCAAAAGAAAATAAACAAAAATAAAACAAATATTATGCCTTATCCAAAAAAAGCACCAACAGCAAAAATGAAAGATAATCAAGATGGTGGAGGAAATCAACCTGCCGCTGGAAAACAACTAATGGACAACCAAGCTGCGGCAATGAAAAGAGGTCCTATTTATAAAACAGACGCTCGTGTAGCTAGAGACTACGCTGCTAATGCTGCTTACGATGCTGAGCATGGTTATAAAAAAGAAGCTAAGTTTGAAAAGAAAAAATTAATGCACGTTGTAAATAGAATTGCTTGCCAAAGAAGTAAATAATGGCATTTAAAATGAGTCCAATAGGTAAAAAGAAATGTTCTTATAGTCCTATGCAGAAAAAAGGTTTAATATCACCTATAGCTTTAAAGACTAAATATTACGGTGAACCGGGTGAAAACACTAAGGTTACTGTGACTAAAACGCCAACAGCTACTGGCTTTAATGAAGAAACCAAAGAGGTTAAAACTGTAGTTCCTTTTGCTAATAAGCCTAAAGTTTCTATGCAGGAAGCTTATAAAAATCGTGACATGAACGCTTATGGTAACTTGAGTTTTCCAGAATACGAAAAAGAAGCTTTATCACAGTTGAAACCAAAAGTTACTACCAATGTTACTAATAGAGTTGTTGACAACAAACAGGAAGAACAACCTAATACAAAGCAAGAAGTAGATTACTCTTATTTAGATGGACTTGCTCAAACTCATGGTTATAAAGCTGGAGATGGTTTACAGTACGGTACTCAAATAAGTTCTACAGTTGGAAGTACTTTAAGAGGTAGTGAAGATCCAATGTCAAGAGAAATGACTCAATTAGAAGCTGATTATCTTAATAAGAAAGCTGGTAAAATAATATATGGAGGGCCAATGTCTAATTTGAACAAAAACAAAACAAAGAAAAATACTGCAAAACCTATAGTTAACAGGGTTATTAGAGCTTCATTTTAATGGAAAAGAAAACTTTTAAAGAAACAAAAATAGGAGCCTTTTTATCAAGTAAGGCTCCTAAGGTATTACAAGCTCTTGGAGACGTACTACCTAATCAAGGCACGCTAGGTGTAGTAAAAAATCTTATAACAAGTGATAATAAGATTAAGGCGGTTGATAAAGAGCAAGCTATGAAACTTATAGAACAAGATATAGCTGAAATGAAAGAAGTATCTAGTAGGTGGAGAGCTGATATGAAGTCTGATTCGTGGTTAAGTAAAAACACAAGACCGCTAGCTTTAGTATTTCTAACAGCATCAGCTGTTTTTATGATGGCTGTAGATTCTTTTCATTTGCAATTTGACGTGGATGACGCTTGGATAAACTTATTAAAAACTTTACTGGTAACAGTATATGTAGCGTACTTTGGTTCTAGGGGCGCAGAAAAAATAACAAAAATAAATAAATAAAAATGGCAACATATAATGTTTACGAATATGACATAGCTGGTGCTGTAGGTCAAATGCAAGCTGAGCCAAGAGTTTTTGCTCACAGTGCTAAGTCAGTAACTATACCTACCGGAGCAACGGCTGAAGAAAAAATATTCACTAGTGATAATGTTCCAGCTCCACTTCCGTCTGGTGACGATGTACAGTACACTACAATAAAAAGAGGAGCTTGCTTATATGTAGGCAACACTGGAAATGTTAAAGTAAGAATGGAAAGTGGTGATGTAGTTACTTTTTATGGTGTAGTTTCGGGATCGTTTTTACCTGTATTAGTTTTAGGTATATTTGGAGAAAATGAGAATACAGAAACAGACGGCACTTCGGCTACTAATATATTAGCACTGTATTAATGTTTATTGGAAGCATTAATACCATTCCAAGTATTGTAAACCTACCAGGACAAAGCAAAAGCCCTATAGATTTTACAGATGAATTTGCTTTTAGATTTGGCGCTAATCCTAATGCAGAATTTTTTACAGTTGGACCAACAAGTGAATTTGACTTATTGTCTACTGTAACTGTTTCTTTTTGGTTTACTGTAGATAACAGTCTTTGGAGTTCAACCGCTAATGAAACACGTGGGATGGTAGATAAACTTAATTCTACCAAAAATGCTGGATGGGGTGTATATTTTCAAAACTTTTCTATTCAAGGTGTAAGAGTACCTTTTATTTGTGCAACTACAGGAAATTCAGGAGTAGGCCTTACCAGTAGAAGATTACGATACGAAGTGCCAGCTGCTGATACAGCTTATCATTACGCTTTTACTTATAACTCTATAACAGGTGAATATAAAAGCTATATTAATGGACAAGCTATTTTCAACACCGGTAACAACACGGGAGAAATAACACTTACTTCTATTCCAGCTCCTATAAGTAATACTTCAGCTGATTTAGTTGTAGGAAAAGATACTACTACTGCTACTCAATCAGGAGAATTTAAAGGTAAAATGGATGAAATATCTATATGGAATACAGATTTAAGTTATCAGTCTATTAATAATATTTACAATTTCAGCGTTAACGGTAATTTAAATCAAAATGCTAATGTAAGTAATTTAGTAGCTTGGTATAGATGCGGTGAAAATTCAACATGGAGTGGTAATGAATGGCAAATGCCTAATTCAAGATTAGGAGCTACAAGTGCTACAGATGTTGCTTCTGCTGGTTTAATTGAAGCAGATAGAGTGCCAGGTATAATAGTATAATATATAATTAAATAAAATGAAATCAAAAAAAATAACAAAAAAAGAACTAGAGGAAGTTTCTGAAATAACTAGAAGAGTAAGCAACATAACTCAAGAGATAGGGTCAATAGAGATAACTAAACTAGAATATGTAGAATTACTTAAAAATGCTAAATCTGAAGAAGTTATAATTAAAAATGCACTAGAAGAAAAATATGGTAGTGTTAATATAAATATAAACACAGGTGAAATATCAGAAATAGAAAATTAAATTAAATAAAATGAAAATTAAAGAAGAAGAATTAAAACTAATTAAAGAGCAACAAAAAAATCTTAGTAAATTAGTTAATGAAATAGGTTTAGTAGAAACTCAAAAACATGGGTTACTTCACGAAATAGCTGTTGTAAATAAAGACATAAGAGATTATAAAGAAGTATTAGAGGCAGAGTATGGGTCTATAAATATAGATCTTGAAACTGGAGAATATACAAATGTTGAAAAAGATGTCGAAGATAAGAAAGATTAGTATAGGCGCTGATTATAAAAATGAAGCTATGCATTACTCCACAGGCCAAGAGGTTTATGGAGGACACGTAATTAGTGATATTCTTTTTAAAAATGAAGATAATTCTTATAATATTTTTATAAAAAAAAATAACGAAATACTTCCTTGGAAAAAGTTTAACTCTAATATGGCAGTTTCTGTAGAGTACGATCTTAAATACTAATGAAAAGTTTATACCATTTTATCATTAAGCCATTAGATAAAAGATATGAAAATATAAAAAAGGTTGATGATAAAGAATTAATTATTAATTCAAGTATAGAAAATCATATTTTTGTAAGCAAAAAAGCAGTTGTAGTTTCAACTCCAGCTGCTTATAAAACAAAAATTAAAACTGGTGATGAAGTTTACATTCATCATAATATCCTGCGTAGGTACTACAATCAAAAAGGCGTAGAAACAAATAGTGGAACTTATTTTAAAGAAGACTTATATTTTTGTTCTGCTGAGCAAATTTACATGTATAATTTAAAACCACATTTAAATTATTGTTTTATAAAACCATTAAAAAACCAAAGCTTCTTAGAGAGTAGAAAAGAACAACCTAATGTTGGTATAGTAAAATATACTAACGACTCCTTAGAAGCTATAGGAATAACACCTGGAACACTTATTACGTTCACACCTAACTCAGAGTTTGAGTTTATAATAAATGGTGAACGACTTTATTGTATGAAATCTAATGATATAGCTTTAACTCATGAATACCAAGGAAACGAAAAAGAAAATAATCCAAGCTGGGCAAAAAGCAATTGAGGAATTAATTAAGGTAGCAAAAGAAAAGATTGTTGACTCAGACGACGACGTAAGCGCTGATAGATTAAAGAACGCTGCCGCTACTAAAAAGCTAGCCATAATGGATGCTTTTGAAATATTAACTAAAATACAAACAGAAGAAGAAATGTTGAATGAAAAACCTAAAGAAGTAAAAGAACAAAAAACTTTTAGAGGTTTTGCAGAAGGGAGAAGTAAGTGAGTTATCAACAATCTCTTTGGAAAGAAATTAAGGACGTTGTAAATCCTAAGATATTAGCTAAAAACAATAGGTTTAAAAAATGGGAGTATGGTTATAACTCTGATTATGATTTTATAGTAATAAGTAAAACTGGAAAAATTGGACAAATCATTGAAATACAGAATCTCAGGATTGCTCTACCAACAGCAAGTGAACCGTTTAAACGAAGCGAAAAAAAAGCGGAGCAACGCTGGGAAAGACAAGAGTACCCAAAAGAATTAAGTAGAATTAAAAGTAGGTTCGACTGGGAGGAATATCCAGCTGATTTTAAAGAAAAGTGGTATGATTATATCGACGAAGAATTCAAAAGAAGAGAACAAGGTTACTGGTTTTATAATAACAATATTCCTACTTATATTACTGGTACACATTACATGTACCTCCAATGGTCAAAGATCGACGTTGGAGCCCCTGATTTTAGAGAAGCAAATAGATTATTCTTTATATTTTGGGAAGCATGCAAGGCAGATACTAGATGTTACGGGATGTGCTACCTTAAAAACCGACGATCTGGATTTTCATTTATGTCCTCGGCAGAACTTGTTAACCAAGCAACAATATCTAGTGATGCCAGATTTGGTATACTCTCTAAATCTGGATCAGATGCTAAAAAAATGTTTACAGATAAAGTCGTACCAATATCCGTTAACTATCCGTTTTTCTTCAAACCGATCCAAGACGGTATGGATCGTCCTAAAACAGAACTCGCATACAGAGTTCCAGCTTCAAAGCTTACTAGAAGGAAGCTTGAGAGCAATGAACAATTAAGAGAGCTAGACGGACTTGATACAACTATTGACTGGAAAAACACAGGCGACAACTCTTACGATGGTGAGAAATTAAAATTATTAGCACACGACGAAAGCGGAAAATGGGAAAGACCGGACAACATATTAAACAACTGGCGAGTTACAAAAACAACACTAAGGCTAGGATCAAGAATCGTAGGCAAGTGTATGATGGGCTCAACTTCAAACGCATTAGATAAAGGTGGAAACAATTTCAAAAAGTTATACTATAATTCAGACGTTACAAAAAGAAATAGAAACGGACAAACTTCTTCTGGACTCTATTCTCTGTTCATCCCTATGGAGTGGAACTACGAAGGATTCATGGATTCTTACGGATCACCTGTTTTCATTAGAGAAGAAAATCCAGTCAAAGGAGTTGACGGTTTTGAAATTACAACAGGCGTTATTGAACACTGGGAGAACGAAGTTGAAGGCTTAAAAAATGATCAAGATAGCTTAAATGAATATTACAGACAATTTCCAAGAACTGAAATGCATGCTTTTAGAGATGAGTCAAAGCAAAGTTTATTTAATTTAACTAAAATATACGAACAAATAGATTATAATTTAGAAATTAATAATATAAATAGCGTTACTACTGGCAGTTTTCAGTGGGTTAGAGGAGTTAAAGACACTAAAGTGGAGTTTTATCCTAACAAAAATGGAAGATTTAAAATATCATGGGTACCACCTGTTAATTTACAAAATAGATTAATATTAAAAAATGGAACTAAATATCCAGGCAATGAGCATATTGGAGCTTTTGGTTGTGATAGCTATGATATTAGTGGAACTGTTGATGGTAAAGGATCTAATGGTTCATTACACGGTTTAACTAAGTTTTCTATGGAAGATGCACCGCCTAATCACTTCTTTTTAGAATATATAGCAAGACCGCAAACAGCTGAAATATTTTTTGAAGATGTTCTTATGGCATGTGTGTTTTATGGTATGCCAATATTAGCAGAAAACAATAAGCCTAGGTTGTTATATTATTTTAAACGAAGAGGTTATAGAGGGTTTTCAATGAATCGTCCTGATAAAATTTGGAACAAGCTGTCTACAACAGAAAAAGAAATTGGTGGAATACCTAACTCAAGCGAAGACATTAAGCAAGCTCACGCCGCTGCTATAGAGTCTTATATAGAAGAATATGTAGGTATTACAAAAGAAGGTTTTGGAGATATGTATCATCAAAAAACATTAGAAGATTGGGGTGTTTTCAATATTAATAATAGAACAAAGCACGATGCTACAATAAGCTCTGGCTTAGCTATAATGGCATGTAACAAAAATAGATACAGGCCAAATCCTGAAAAAAAATATCAACCTATAAAATTAGGTATTAAAAAATACAGTAATGATGGGGTAATTTCAAAAATAATAAAATAAATAAATGAATCAAATTACTTACGATAACAATAGTTCATTTCCAAGTCAGGTAGTACCTGACGCTGAGAAAGCTACTTTAGAATACGGTCTTGCTGTTGGTAGAGCTATAGAGGGTGAATGGTTTAGAAACTATAGAAGTGGAGCTAATTTAAACAGCTACGCTACTAATTTTACTAACTACCATAATTTAAGATTATATGCTAGAGGTGAACAAAGTGTTCAAAAATACAAAGATGAGTTAGCTATAAATGGCGATTTGTCATATCTTAATTTAGACTGGAAACCAGTTCCTGTAATATCTAAATTTGTTGATATAGTTGTAAATGGTATGTCTCAAAGAAACTATGAAATAAAAGCTTTTGCTGTAGATCCTTTTTCTACAAAAGCTAGAACAAAGTACGCAGAGGATCTATTAAGAGATGTTCAAGAGAGAGAGTTAATGCAACAAATAAACCAAGCTACAGGTTTAGATTTAACGTCTCCACAATATAAAAGATTACAATTAGAGTCTGAAGAAGAAATAAAATTACATTTACAACTAGACTACAAGCAGTCTGTAGAAATAGCAGAAGAAGAAGTAATAAATGATGTATTAAATAAGAATAAATACGAACTAACTAAAAGAAGATTTTGTGAAGATTTAACAATACTAGGTATTGGCGCAGTGAAAACAAACTGGAACAGAGCTGAAGGTGTTGTAGTGGAATATGTTGATCCAGCTAGTTTAGTTTATTCCTATACTGAAGATCCTAACTTTGAAGACATATACTATGTAGGTGAAGTTAAAGCTATAAGCTTGCCAGATTTAAAAATGCAATTTCCAAACATTACAGACGAGGAAATGATACAAATACAAAAGTATCCTGGAAATACAGAGTATTTAAGAAACTGGAGTGGAAGAAGTGACAACCAAACTGTTCAAGTAATTTATTTTGAATACAAAACTTATTCAGATCAAGTTTTTAAAATTAAAGAAACATCTACTGGATTAGAAAAAGCTTTAGAAAAAACAGATATGTTTAACCCACCGCCTAATGATGGGTTTGAAAGAGTTTCTAGAACTATAGAAACACTTTATAGTGGGGCAAAAATACTAGGGCACCCTATGATGTTAAAATGGGGTTTATCTGAAAATATAACTAGACCTATAGCAGATACAACTAAAGCTAAAATGAATTACAACATATGCGCTCCTAGAATGTATAAAGGACGTATAGATTCAATAGTTAATAGAATAACTGGTTTTGCCGACATGATTCAATTAACTCATCTTAAAATACAGCAAGTATTATCCAGAGTGGTTCCAGATGGTGTATTCTTAGATATGGATGGCTTAGCAGAAGTTGATTTAGGCAATGGAACTAGTTACAATCCGGCAGAAGCTTTAAATATGTATTTTCAAACTGGGTCTGTAGTAGGTAGAAGTTTAACACAAGATGGAGACCCTAATAGAGGTAAGGTTCCAATACAAGAGTTACAGACTGGATCTGGTGGTGCTAAAATACAAAGTCTTATACAAACTTATCAGTATTACTTGCAAATGATAAGAGATGTTACCGGGCTTAACGAGGCTAGAGATGGCAGTAAACCTGATAAAAACGCTTTAGTAGGCTTGCAAAAACTAGCTGCAGCTAACTCTAACACAGCAACAAGGCATTTACTACAAGCAATGTTATACTTAACGTCAAGAACTTGTGAAAATATAGCTTTAAGAATATCAGACTCATTGCAATTTCCTTTTACTAGAACAGCTCTAGAACAAAGTATATCAAGATACAATGTTTCAACATTAGATGAATTATCAGAATTAAATATACATGATTTTGGTATATTTTTAAATTTAATGCCTGATGAAGAGGAGAAAGCAGTATTAGAACAAAATATACAAATAGCTTTAAAAACACAAGCTATAAACCTAGAAGACGCTATAGACCTTAGAGAAGTTAGCAATATAAAGCTTGCTAATCAAATGCTTAAAGAAAGAAGAAAAAGAAAAGAAGCGAATGATCAAAGAAAGCAACAAGCTAATATACAAGCTCAAGCTAAAGCAAACGCTGAGACTGCTGAAAAAGCCACTTTAGCAGAAATGCAAAAACAACAAGCACTAGCGGAAACTGAGGTAAAAATAGAACAAGCTAAGTCTCAGTTTGAGATTAACAAAATGCAACAAAAAGCTGAGATAGATAAGCAACTGCTTCAAATGAAGTATGGTTTTGATATTCAATTAAAAGAAATGGACGTTAGACAAGCGTCTAATAAAGAAAAAATGATTGAAGATCGTAAAGATAATAGAACAAAGTTAGAAGGAACACAGCAAAGTGCTATGATAGATCAAAGAAAAAAAGATCTAGCTCCTATTGATTTTGAAAGTCCACAAGTAGAGAATACTCTAAATACTGGAGATAGTGCTGAGATGCCTATGTAAAAATAACAATTATTATATTATATTATGTCAGAAACAATTCAAGATAAAGAGAAGGCACCTCTTAAAGTTAAAAAACCAAAAAAATTAAGTAAAAAAACACAAGAAACTATTAAAGTTGACTTAAGTAAAAAACAAGAAGATGCCATTCAAACACAGAAGACAGATGATAGCGATGCTGTTGTCGAAGAAAAGAAAGACGAGGCAAGTGGCAAAGAAGTGGTTGAAGAAGTACGGGCCACCAAAGAAGAAGTAGAAACACCTGTTATAGAAGAAATAAAAGAAGAGGTAGAAGAAGCTACTAAAGAATTAAAAGAAGCTATAAGAGACGAAAAGGTCGTTGGAAAACAATTACCTGAAAACATCGAAAAACTAGTAACTTTCATGGAAGAAACTGGTGGTAACGTAGAAGACTATGTTAGATTAAACGCTGATTACTCTAAGTTAACAGACGATGCTTTGCTTAATGAATATTACAAAAGAACTAAACCACATCTAAACTCAGAAGAAATTAACTTTATGCTAGAAGATAATTTTACATGGGATGAAGAAGTGGAAGAAGAGCGAGATATAAGAAAAAAGAAACTTGCTCTAAAAGAAGAAATTGCAAAAGCCAAAAACTTTTTGGAAGATACTAAGAGTAAATATTACGACGAGATCAAGTTGAGACCGGGCGTTACTCAAGAGCAACAAAAAGCTATGGATTTTTTCAATAGATACAACAAAGAACAACAAATAGCAGAACAACATCACGAGTCATTTAAAAATAAAACTAATAATCTTTTCACTAACGAATTCAAAGGTTTTGAATTTAATTTAGGAGAAAAAAAATTTAGATATAAAGTTTCAAATACTAGCGATGTTGCAGAAAGACAGTCTAACTTAAATACATTTGTTAAGAAGTTCTTAAACAAAGATGGTGAAGTTGTTGATACTGTAGGTTATCACAAAGCTATTTACGCTGCTGAAAATGTAGATACTATTGCTAATCATTTTTACGAGCAAGGCAAGGCCGATGCTGTTAAAGATGTAATGGCTAAATCTAAAAACATAAACACAGAAAGTAGGCCACAAGCCAATGGAGACATGTTTATTAATGGATTAAAAGTAACTGCTGTTAATGGCGTTGATGCTTCTAAGTTGAAATTTAAAAGTAAAAAACAATAACAACTAAAAAAATAAAACTATGAGTTTATCTGGTGGGGCAATCCCCCCAAGTTTAGTTCCTTCGCAAAAAAGAATGACATTAAGAGAAAATTATTTAACTTTTGATGGAGCTGGAGGAACATTCGCACAACAATATCTACCTGAGCTTTACGAAGCAGAAGTAGAAAGATACGGAAACCGAACAATTGGTGGTTTCTTGAGAATGGTAGGCGCTGAAATGCCTATGACATCTGATCAAGTAATTTGGTCTGAACAAAATAGATTACACATTGCTTATAACACTGCAGCTGGAGCTAACGCTACAGGCATAGGTAATGCTAACGCTACTGTAACCATTGATCTAGACGGAACAAGCACTACTACTGCTGCTGTAAGAGTTGGTCAAACAGTTTTGATTTCTGATGCTGCTACTGGTTTAGTTACTGCAAAAGGTTTAGTACAAGGTTTAAATGATGCTACTGTAGGTGGAAATGATTACAAAAAGAATGTACTTGAAGTTGCTATTTATGGTAGTGTAGGAGCTAATCCTCTACCAGCGGCATTACAAGGAGCTGTTAAGCTTTTTGTATATGGTTCTGATTTTGGAAAAGGTACTGTAGGTATGGAAGGTTCTATTGAGCCATCTTTTACTCAATACCAAAACTCTCCAATAATCATAAAAGATAACTTTCAAATCAACGGATCTGACGCTGCTCAAATTGGTTGGGTTGAAGTTGCTACTGAAGACGGAACATCTGGTTATTTATGGTATTTAAAATCTGAGTCTGAAACAAGATTAAGATTTGAAGATTACTTAGAAATGGCAATGGTTGAAGGTAAGTTTATGAACCCTGCAAACATTAATGATTCTGGAGTTCCTTTCGATTTTGGTGGTTCTGCTACTAACACAACTCAAGATGTTAAAGGTACTGAAGGTTTATTTGCCGCTATCGAAGATAGAGGTAATATATATTCTGGATTTGCTGGTGCTGCTGCTCCTGGATCAGGTGCAATTGCAGACTTTGATGAGATCTTAAAAAATCTAGACAAGCAAGGAGCTATTGAAGAAAACATGTTATTCTTATCAAGATCTACGGCTCTTGATTTTGACGATATGATTGCTGCTCAAGCTGGTGGAGGTTTTGCTTCTACTCAAGCCGCTTCTTACGGTTTGTTTGACAACGATGGAGATATGGCATTAAATTTTGGATTTTCAGGTTTTAGAAGAGGTTCTTATGACTTCTACAAAACTGATTGGAAATACTTAAATGATGCTTCTACTAGAGGATTATCTAACGAGATTGATGGTGTAATGGTTCCTGCTGGAACAACTACAGTGTACGATCAAATGTTAGGATCTAATATTAGACGTCCATTCTTACATGTAAGATATAGAGCTTCTGAAACTGAAGATCGAAGAATGAAGTCTTGGATCACAGGTTCTGTAGGCGGTGCTTACACTGACACTTTAGATGCTATGACTGTAAGTTTCTTATCTGAAAGATGTTTAGTAACACAAGCTGCTAACAATTTTGTATTGTTTAAAGGAGCTTAATTAATATATAACGTGGGGAGAAATCCCCACTTTATTAATCTTTTAAATAATAAAAATTATGGCAACATTAAGATTTCCTTACGAAGCTGGTGGTTTTATGACTGTTAAGGTTGATCGAGTTATTGATGTAGTGGCTGTTTCAGGTGCCGCAAAAAAAATCGATCTTTTAACAGACTTACCAATGGCTTCCGGGCAAGAAATGAAAATTACATTAGAATACAAAACAGCTGAACCAACCGCTACTGATCTAGTTCTTTTACAAGAAGCGATCGTTGAAGCTGCTCAAACTCCTGCTAGTTCTGAGATTTTTAGATTAACCGAAGATGATAAAACTGCAGGTTATGCTTTAGTGAAAACTAACGGCACGCTTGTAACATCTGCTTAAATATAGAATTATGAGTAATTATATACAAATACAAGTAGGTGTAGAAGATGTCTACGATCTACCTTTAAAATCTGGAGCTATTCCATTAACACCTTCAGACATATCAACTGTTACCTGGGTAGCAGATGGTGATACAACTGATTTAACTATTGAAGGTGCTACTCAAGGAACAGGAGCTGCTGGTACAGTTACCATTGGTGGAGGTGCTGGTGGACCTCTTACAGTAGCTTTAGTTATAGGATCTACTTCTGGTGATGGTGGAAACGATTATAAAGTCGGTGACACTGTTTCTGTAATAGATAATGCTGGTTTAAAATTTACTGGCTCTATAACTTTTGTGGTTACAGAAGCAATGCTTATTACTCCTCCAGCTGATGATATAGCTTTAATAGATGCTGATCAAGTAGTGGCTGTTAAGTGTCCTAGTGATGGTGATTTAACTGTTGAGTTATTTACTAACGAATACAATGGATCTGCTGTATCTAAGTACACTTGCTCTTTTGAGTTAGACAACATTACTATACAAGAAATAGCAGTAAATATATCAGAAGCATTTAGAAAAGCTGAACAAGCGGAAAACTCTCAACCATTTGTTGAGTTGGCTGACGCTGAATGTTTAGGCGTTACATTTGCTTAAAACTATGACCCCGTTAATTCGGGGTCTTTTTTAATTATTATATTATATTATATTATGGAAACAAAAGAAAAAAAAGCTCCTGCTCCCAAGCAAGAGGTTAAAAAAGACACTTGGGAATATAAAGATAGAAATTACTACTTAATGAAAGGTGAACCTTTAACGTATACCTTACCAAGTAGACACTCTGCAAGATACCCACTAGTCTGGTTTGATCCAGAGGCTGGGTATGAAAGAGAGTTAAGATATGCAACTAACCACAAGTCTGTTTTTGTAGACGAGCAAAAAGGTTCAGTTACATTAAAACATATTATTTTTGAAAAAGGCCATTTAAGAGTTCCTAAAGAAAAAAGAAACTTACAAGAATTCTTAATAAAACATCCTCATAAAGATTTAATATTTAAAGAGCACGATCATGTTGTTGAAGCTGAAGATCATTATGATTATCTAGAGCTTGAGATAGCAGCTTTAAATATAGCTTATGACATGGATATTGACAAAGCTGAAGCAATATTAAGAGTAGAAAAAGGGTCTTCTGTATCTCAATTAAGTTCTAAAGAATTAAAAAGAGATTTATTAATATTTGCTAAAAAGAACCCTAAGTTACTTATTGACTTATCTGAAGATGAAAATATAGAATTAAGAAACTTTGCTATAAGAGCTGTTGAAGCTAAAATAATAAGTTTAGATTCAGATCAAAAAACATTTAAGTGGACTAGTAATGGACGTAAATTAATGACAGTACCTTTTGAAGAAAATCCATATTCAGCTATGGCTTCTTGGTTTAAAACTGACGAAGGACTTGAAGTTTATAAGTCTGTACAGAAAAAACTAAAATAACAAGTGATTATAAATAAGGGTGGTTTATTCCACCCTTTTTTAAAAAAATATTAAAATGGCAATAAACGTAAACACGGTATATACAACAGTATTAAGTATATTAAACAAAGAGCAGCGAGGATATTTAACTCCTGATGAGTTTAATAAAATAGCTACTCAAGTACAGTTAGAGATATTTGAAAAGTTTTTTGAAGACTATAACCAGTATTTACGAATGCCTAAAACAGATGTTGAATTTGCATCTAGAGTTGATCACATTTTGCAAGAGTTTCAAGTATTTGAAGAAACAGAAAACGCGTCTGATCAAACAGGCAATGTTTATACTCAGCCAACTGGATTACATAGATTTGGATCTGCTTCATGGAATAAAGGTATTAATTCACCACCTATAGAAATTCTAAGCAATAGAGATTACAACGAATTAAAACTATCCCCACTAACGCAACCAACAAATAATTTTCCTGTTGCTAAATATCAAAAAGATAAATTAACTGTATTTCCAAGTGAATTAGCCTCTGATAAATCAGATGTTACATTTAACTATATTAGAAAACCTAAAGACCCTAAATGGGGTTTTACAGTAGGTTCACTAGGTCAATATATCTATGACCCAAATCCTGTAATAACTTTTACTGGTATTCTTAACACAAATCAAGACTTATTTAACACAACTGTTGGAGTACAAAATGGTTTAGTAAACTGTGCAGTTGCTAGTGGAAGTTCTACTATTCCAAATACTGATATAACTTCTTTTGTAACCGTTGCACCAACGGGTGGCACAGGAGCTGCTGCTGATTTTACTGTAGACATAGATCCTAATACTGGAAAAGGACCACTTAAGTCTTTTACTATAACAAGTGGAGGAACCGGATTTAATATAGGTGATCAAATAGCGCTAGGTGATGCCAATTCGTTTGCTGGAAGTGCCAGCGGCGTTACAGTTTTTACATTACAAGCATCTAACTTTGTGCCAGTTGTTCCGTCTGCAGGATCTGTTGATTTTGAAATAAGTGATAGCCAACAAAACGAAGTTATATTAGAAATACTAAAATATGCTGGTGTTGTAATAAGAGACCCAAGCATAATACAAGCTGCATCACAAGAACTTGCTCAAGAAGAAAACAATAATAAAAGATAATAAATGGCACTAATAAAACAAAACTCTTCTCAATATTACACGGGTAGCCAGTCATATACACCTGATGGAACTAATTCTAATGAATTAACTTGGCCCAGTGTAATGACCCCACTTATATGGGATGCTACTGCAACGGCAACTTCTTTTAATAACTACAAAGTATTTATAGACAATGTAGAGCAATACCCAACTTTATCTCCATACTATATAAATCAATCACTTGATACAACTATAGTAGATGGTGTTCAAACTCAGAAATTAACTTTAACTTCTACTGCAGATCCTAATACAGGTGTAATAACACCTATCCCTACTAATGCTATACTAACTGTAAAATTAACAAATCCATCTCTTTGGGATAATTATAAAAGTTATCAATATGTTAATTTAAAAGATATAGTAAATAACTTTATGGTTGCTTATGTAGGTGTTGACAAAATTATACCTAGAGTAAAAAGATCTGACGTAATATTTCACGCTAAAAGAGGTTTACAAGAATTTAGCTATGATACTTTAAGAAGTGTTAAATCACAAGAATTAACTATACCACCTAGTCTTTCGCTGGTGCTACCACAAGATTATGTTAACTATGTTCAGTTATCATGGATAGATGGTTTAGGTGTTAAACATGTTATATACCCAACTACTTTAACAAGTAATCCAAATCAAGTACCACTTCAAGACAACAACGGATTACCAATGCAAGACATTTATGGTAACCTTGCTCAATCTACTCAGTCTTTAACTAATGATAGATGGAGAAGCGCTGATCAAACAGCTTTAGACGGCCAGCTAAATGTTAATAATTTTACTAATGCTAATGTTTACGATTGGGGATGGTGGAAAATGGCTTATGGTCAAAGATATGGATTAAATCCAGAAGTTTCACAAAAAAATGGATGGTTTACTATAGATGAAAGAAGAGGAGTTTTAGCATTTAGTAGTGATTTAGCTAATCAATTAATCATCTTAGAATACGTATCTGACGGTTTAGCATACGATGAAGATACTCACGTTCCTAAACTAGCTGAGGATGCTTTATATACGCACATAATGTACAGTATATTATCTACTAAGGCTAATTTTCCAGAGTACATCGTGCAGAGATATAAGAAGGAAAGATCAGCTAAATTGAGAAATGCTAAAATAAGATTAAGTAATATTAAACTTGAAGAATTTACTCAAGTAATGAGAGGTAAATCTAAATGGATTAAACATTAACAATGGCAGAAGTAAGGAATACTTTTATAAAGTCTAAAATGAATAAAGACCTTGACGCAAGAATATTGCCGGCAGGGGAATACAGAGACGCAGTAAACGTTACAGTTAGTACTTCAGAAGGCGCAGATGTAGGTGCTTTAGAAAATATATTAGGAAATAAACTTTTACCAAATTTTGGCATAAGCAGCGACGACGTTGGTGTTGAATTAATAGGTGTTAAAGAAGAACCTGGAAAAAATAGAGTATTTGCTTTTTTTACTAATTATGTGGATGCTTCTGATGATAACTTAAGCACTCAAGCTCCTAAAAATGCTCATTGTTCTATAGTTGTTTATGACATAACAACTGGTAATCAAGTGTCTTTAGTTGCGGGTAGTTTTTTAAATTTGTCTAAAACACATCCTATATTTGGTATAAATATAATAGAAGACTTGCTGTTTTGGACTGACAACAGAAACCAACCAAGACAAATAAACATAGAGCTAGCTACTGCAAATCCTTCAAACAACGCAAATCCTTATTATACTATAGAAGAAAATATTTCTGTTGCTAAGTATTATCCTTTTGAAACGCCTACTGTTTACAGTGAGGAAACTATAACAGTAAGTGTATCAACTACAGCTACAGCTTGGGGTTCAGTTGCTACTCCTACAAATTACCCTCAAATGCTTTTTGAAAGTACTTGCACTATAACTAGTGGAACACCTACCATGAAATTACACCCTGGTTTAAAATTTGAATTAGTTTCAACGGTTGAAGATCCTAATTATCCAGATCCAGTTAATCCAAGTCTTAATTATCCTTACCAAAACGAAATTAAAAAATACTTATTTCAACCCTTTATTCAAAATAATCCATCATCGTCAAACATATCTGGCTTAGGCCATTCTGAACCTCTTTGGTTTGTAAACCCATGGAATAGTACTGATCAACCTAGCTATAATCCACCTAATCCATTAAAGTTCATAAGTAATATACCTTTTCATTACATAGACGGAAGTGGAGTTCAACAACCATGGAATGGTACTGCAACAATAAAACTAATTGAACAAGATGCTGTAAACGTTACTGAAAAATGGTTAAAACCTACTTATAGATTTGTTTTTTCAAGTTATGCAAAAGCAAACACTGTATCAAGTCCTGATAATTTAACAAGCCAAGGAAAAGCAGGCTTAGCTCAAAACCACAATCTTCCTGTGCCTTTTATGTGGCCTGGTGGAAATCCCCCAACAGATCAAGACGCAGAAGATTATCAAAAATCTATAAGTTGCAGAGCTTTAAATTTAACTACAAATTCTGTAAATGCTTATGGAGTTGGCAATACTTCTAGTGATTATTATTACAGAAGTTATTTTATTAACTATTTACAGCCAGGCATGAAAATAAGTTGGCCTGGAATGTTGGAAGATGATAACGATTATATTATAGATCAAATATTCGCAAGTAACGGAGGAACAACTGGTGTTCCACCTGGTTCAGGAAATCCACTTGATAATGCTAGTCTAGCTATAAGCGTTAGAAAAATTGATAAAAATGGAAAACCTATTACAGAGTGGAATTGGCCTCAGTTTAATGGCGTTGGCGAGCCAAGCGGCTTTGTTGAAGGAGGAGCAGTTCCTTTATTAAGTTTTTCTTTTAAAAATCCTTACTATGAAGAAGAGTTTGGAGGAAATGAAACTTTTTTTGAAGAAAAATTTTGCAGATTAGCATATAGATTTATATACGACAGTAATGAGACATCTTTAATATCCCCTTTTACTCAATCATTATTTAAACCAAAACAAGAAGGTTTTTATTTATATAGTGACAACTATGCTGGTTTTCAAGAAATAGGAGATGTAGCATTTGTGACGGCGGGAACACCACCTGAAACTGACGCTAATAGAGTAGGTATAAGTACTAGTAATTATTTATATGAAAACTCTATTAATAAAATAAATGTAAACATACCCATGCCTGTTGTTAATAACAATACGCTTCAAGTAGGTGAAATAAATAGTGTTTTAAAAATAAAACAAATAGATATAATATACGAAGATTCTGCATCAACAAACTTATTAGTTTTAAAAAGCATTTCAGTTGATGATCCATCTATTGTAGGAAATACTGATACTAGTTATACATATAAATGGGAGGGTGATAAACCTTTTAAAGTATTACCAACTTCAGAAGCTACAAGAGCATCTGATAAAGTACCTATAAGAGCTTTAGGACAAGAGGTTTCAGGAAACAGAATAATATATGGTAACTTTGTTAATAGACATACTTCTCCTGAATTTTTAGATTATAGTGTTGGTATTAGTGGAAAATATACGGTTCAACAGAAGTTTTCTGAAAAGTCTGGTGTAGAATACCCTAACCATACTTTAAAACAGAATAGAATATATCAAGTAGGGGTTGTGCTTTCAGATAAGTACGGTAGACAGTCTGATGTTATACTAGCTCCACCTATATTTTCTACAGACGTAGAAGACAATAGTATATTTAGTGGAGACACTTTCTTTTCCAGATATTTTAAAAGAAGTGAAGTTAGTGGACTAGTAACTTCTAGCTCAAGTAATATAGTCAACTGGATAGGTAGTAGTTTAAAAATGCTTTGGAACTCTACTATACCTAAATCAATTCCTGGACTACAAGGTTATCCAGGTTTATACACTTTATTAGGTAGTGTTAATAGTTTTGATAGTTCTGTTTCAAATCTTAATGCTGGTTATAAAACTTCAAAAAATGTTACTACAACAAATACATTAGGTTCTGGTTCTGGATTAACTGTTGATATAATTGCAACTCCAATAAGTGCTGGCCCTTCTGGTGGGCAAATAACAAGTGTTAATATAAATAACTCAGGTATGGGTTATGAAGTAGGTGACACTTTAACTATTGATGGTGGTTTAGTTTTAACTCAGCTAACAATAACTGGAGTTAATGAAGCTAATGACTTAGGGTGGTATAGTTTTAAAGTTGTTGTTAAGCAACAACAACAACAGTACTACAACATATACATGCCTACTATTATAAACGGTGAGCCATTACTTCCTAATCAAGGCGCGGTAACAGATCAAATTTCTGGGATAGCTCCTAGCACAAACAATTTAGCCTCTTTTTCTTTAATAGGTGATAATATTAATAAAATACCAACAGTAGTAACGGAATCTAATTCTCAAATAGCTTATTCTTCTAGTGAAATTAAGTTATATCCTAGAGTTTCACAGTTTGGAAAATTATACTACGATTCTGATCAAAGTGATCCCGGTTGGAAAAATTCTGATACTGGGATAGGTACTGGAGTTGTTGATTTAGGCAATAATTATGATAGTGTTGTATACGTTGGTAATATTCAAGATTTATACAATGAAAAAGGTAGGCAAGATATAAATACATCTGTAGGTGGTTCCACAGCCATAATTAATACAGTTTACACTACCGCTTTATTCAAGCAGCCAGATAATCCATATAGTGTAGTATCTGAAAATGCAACTTCAAGAAGTCCTTTTACTTATTTTGATATAGACTCTTTAAGAAGACCAATTGGTGGAGGAACAACACCAGGGCCACCGTACGCAGCTGTAAGTGATTTTTATGGATACAACGTTAATACGGGTATGGGAATAAATATTTACCACAGTCAAATAAATTATACTGAAGGTCTTTTTAATGGTAGTTATTTAGCTCCTAATAATATATCTGTAGTAGAAGTAGAAGCTTTTGAATCAGATTTAGAAATATTTTGGGAAACCTCCACTGCGGGATTAATTGATAGATTAAATTATTTAATTGAAAACAACAAAGATGAAGGTCTTCCTGCTAGTCTTTTAAGACAAGATAATGATTTTACAGAATCTTCTCCAACTACTTTATTTGAAGGTTATTGGTTAGCTGGCGGAACTATTCCTGTTAACAATCTAGTGCCAACAGCTACAATAGATCCATATATAATATCTTTAATACCTATAAACGCAATAAACCAACAAGTTCCTTTAAATAGAATATCATCAGTTGTTATGACAGTCATAGACGGCAACGGAACAGATGTTAGTAGTGAGTTTTTAATATCTAACGATGCTAATGCGTCTATAGCTCAATATAAAATATACTTATTAAATAATCCTCAAACTTTTCTTGAAGAATCTTCTATAAGAAATTTCACTTGTTCAATTACAATAACATCGACACCTGCCTTTACAGGAGATACTCCTGCTGTAACTATTTTTTCTGAAACATTAACACTTCAAAACGAAATACCTCAACGTGTTAGTTCTGGAAGCAACACAGGTATAGTTACTATTGTTAGTGGTGTTGGTGGAACTTTCTGGGGTAATGATGGCACTTCTGCAACTACTAATGCTAGTAGCCCAGGATATAGAAATGGAGGATATATAAATCAAAGCGCTGGAACTGTTGATGGTTACCTTTCAAGAGGAGCGTCTATTGAAGTTACTAAAGAATTAAAATGGAGTTTTGTTAGTTGCATAGAAACAACCACAGGTGCTGATATTTCTAGTTCATTGTCCTTAGGCTATGGAGTTGATGGAAACGTAATAGATTTAAACGCAGGCGTTGGTGGTGCCATACCTCTTTATACTAATCAAAATTATTTTGTTGTAGATGCTAACGCTGCTGCTGGTCAATATGAGCTTATATATAGAGTTACAGATGCTAATGGCACTGGCATGGCTTACGAGTATCCAACAAGCGAGAATTTAACAAGCTTAATATTCAATATAGCATAACTCGTAAAAAACAATAAAACTAAGTAATAATTATATGGGAGCGATATTAGAAATTAAATACTTTAACGCGTTTTGGACTAAAAAACTTAAAACAGGAATACCATATGTTGGTGATTCAAGCAGTGGAACAAACCCAGGTCCCGTTCAATTTGGTGATGCAGTACAAGGTTTAGGCAATCAAGGTTTAAATGGTACTACTGGAACATATTTTTACCAAGACTTTAGTAACATAGCAGCTGACACTTTAAGATATAATTATTATATAGAAGACTCTACTATAAGAGGCGGTTATGGAAACACTAGCGTCGATTATGGCGTAAGAGCTTATTTAGATGAAGAAAATCCTATTCAAGAAGTAAGGTTTAATTCTTTAATATATTCTGGTGTTTATAACTCTAGAACATCTGTTAATAATACTAATATTTTTTCTATAGCAGAAAACATTACTAGATCTTTAGATCCAGCAAGTGGAGCTATACAGAAGCTTTATGCTGAAGACACTAATTTAATTATATTTCAAGAAAATAAAGTTAACAGAGCTTTAATAGATAAAGATACAATATATACAACCGAGGGTGGTACAAGTACATTACCTCCAGGTGTTGTTATTGGTCAGATAGTTCCTTACTTAGGTGAGTTTGGTATAAGCCAAAACCCTGAGTCTTTTGCGGTATACGGCTTTCAAAAATATTTTGCAGATAAAGATAGAAGTACAATTTTAAGATTATCTAGAGATGGTATTACGCCAATAAGTAAATATGGCATGACTAGCTTTTTTAGAGATGAGCTAAAGAAGATAGATAATAATTTTAAAGATTACTATATTTTTGCTAGTAGATCTAAAAACACCAGCGGAGCTTTTAAAAGCATTAATATAACCACTTCCAGTATACAAGGCTCAAATGGAGAAACAGGAAATATACAGATAGGTAGTGGGTTTCAATATTCAAATAATGGGGTAAATTTCTTACCAGATCCAACTGATCTTTATATAGTAGATATACAAACCCCAGCAGTAGGTGTGCCAAATGATACAACTATAACCTTAAATAAAAAAATAAATCTAACTACTGAAACTAAATTTAGATTTACAACTCCTGATAGAGGTAGAATACAAGGTGGTTACGATGTTCACTCTTTAGATTATTTAATTTCTTTACAGCAAAATTCTGCTTTTATAAGTAATGATGTTTCAACTTACCAAACACTAAACTTTAATGAAAGTATAAATGGTTGGACAAGTAGATTTTCATTTAAACCTACTAGAATATTTAGTGTAGAAAATACATTTTTTACTGTCAATATAAAAGATCTTTATATTCACTATGATGAAACAACAGCTAACAATAGAGGTTTTTGGTATACACAACCTTACAATTCATCTAGTGTAACTTTTATATTCAACAAAGAACCTTTAGCTAGTAAAAACTTTAATACCGTAAGTTACGAAGGTGCTAGTGGTTGGTCTATAAATTCTTTTGATGGTGATTTTGAAGGTGAAGACTTTATGAAAACTATAAATAGTCAAAACTTATATGAAAGTTTTCAAGATAAAACAGATGTAGTTTACAGCTATTTAGAAGGTAGATACGAGTCTTATGCACCTAACAACACTGGTATTTTAGCTACACAGCCTCCTTATGAGTATGCTGGCTTTAATAGAAAAGAAAATAAGTATGTTGCTGCTTTGGTACAGAAGCAAACAGACACGTCAGATACATCGACTTATCCACCTAGACCAGGAGAAGTGATATTTGGAAATCAAATGAGTGGTATAAAAGGTTATTTTGCAACTGTTCAAATGTCAACAGATACAATTACACAACCCGGTGGTGAAAAAGAAATATTCTCTGTAGCATCAAATGTTATCAGAACATCTTAAAATTAAAATATGTTATTAAAAAATCTTAAAATAAAAAAATTATGGCTATAGGAATTACTTTAATGGCTATAGGTGCAGGAGCTCAAGTTATAAATGGGTTAATTGCTACTAAAAAAGCCAATGATATGTCTTCAGATAATGAAGCTCTTTTACAAAATATAGAAGACTTTGAAAGACAGCCTATAACAAATCCATATAGTGATGTACAAGCTTATGAATTTGAAGATCTTTCTGACACATTTAATAATCCATATAACAATTTAAAAGTAGCAACTCAAGCTGCTGATTTTCAAGCTCAACAAACTGATCAAGCTTTAGCAAATACTTTAGATACACTAAGATCTGGTGGTATGGGAGCTGGTGGAGCTACAGCTTTAGCTCAAGCAGCTGCACAAAGTAAACAAGGTATATCAGCTAGCATAGAGCAACAAGAAGTTCAAAACCAAAAATTAAGAGCACAAGGAGAAGAAATGCTACAACAAAGGATTGTGGCTGAAAAATCAAGAGTTCAAGCAGGTGAAGCTGCTGAAGCTGGTAGAGTTCAGCAATTAGTAGGTAGAGGAAAAGAGCTAATGTTTAACGCTCAAGAAGATAGAGATAATATAGAACTAGATAGAATGCAAGGGTTGTATGACAATGCTCAAGCTCAGCAACAACAATATAGAAATAATGCAGCGCAAGCATTTACTGGTGCAATTAGTTCTTTAGGTAATATTGGTGGAGCCATGATGGCGCAAGATCAGTTTAATGCTCAACTTGATGCTGGAATGTTCAATACCCCTGTTAACAATACGACAAACTTTCAGTTTGGTAATAATAATTATGGTGGTTATAGACCTCCTCTTGGATCTACATCAAAACTTTTAAATCCGAAATAATATGGGAACTTATAGACAACCAGGACTAGTACTAGACAAGACACATGAAATTGTTAATCAAGGCATAGATGAAACTGTAAAAGGCTTAGCTAAAGGCATGGAGCTTAATAGGCAAAACGCTTTAAAGCAAAGAAAAGAGGCAGAAAAAAGAAGAATAAAAGACAGAAAGTTACAATTAAAAGGTGAAAAAGAAGTTCTTGAAGCTAGAACTAGTATTGACCAAATGGGTAACGTTTTTACTGGAGATAGACAAAAGACCCCTAAAGGACAAGTTTTTGCTCTTGATGTTAATACTGGTAAAGCAGGTTTAACTAATAAAAAAGAGTTAACAAACCCTGAGAGTCCATACTATTTAGGTGCATATATGGAAAACCAACATTTAAATGACGAGGAGTTGGAAAAGCTGGCTGATAATTACGTTGGAGAAGGTGGTATAGAGTGGTCCATGAAAACTGATTTGACTTTTGCTGTAGATCAAATGGCAAAACACCCTTATGAGTCTCCATCGAGAGACTATTATAGATCATTGGTCAAACAAATGACTGAAGAAATGCCAATACTCACTGGTGTTATAAATAATGAAGCTCAATCAAGCATTAAAGCTTATAAGTTTAATGGTGAAATATTACCTAATGTGGCTGGTCAAGAAGGATTACTCCTATACGATGGTAAGCCTAATTGGGATTTAAGAGCTAAAATGGATAAAGATGTAGCTTTTAGCACAAACCCAGGTAGATTTACATCTATAATGCCTAATGATTTAACAGGTGATGGTACTACATCTATTAGATATACAAACAATGGTCAATCTTTAGATATATCTTACAAAGAATATAAAGAATTATTAGAACAAGGTGGTACTTTAATGGGTGTTACTAAAAGAAAGCCTTACACGGAAATGATAAAGCTTGTGTGGAATGAAAACATTAAAGCTGGTTATGGAAGTATTAAAACATACGACAGTAAAGCGGTAAATAAAGATGGTTCTAAGGTTACTACAAAGCAAACTGTAACGAGCTATGAACAAGCTAATGAAAATGCTAAAGAACAAATATCAAACTGGATAGAAGCTGGAGGTATTGAAAATACTAGAGGTAGTATACCAGGTTATAACTATGCTCAAAATAACTGGCAAATGATGGGTGGGCCAAATGATGATCCAAAAATGCGATTATGGACTGGAAGTGACGAACAAAAAGCTAGAGCTAAAGAATTAATGTGGGAAGATACTAAAAGACAATTTGGTAAAGAAACTTCAATAACTAATTATGGTATTAATGAAGCTGAGTATAAAGAAGCTAAATTAACAAAACCTGAACAAGATCTGTTAAGTGTAGCTGAGCAAAATGGTATAAATCTTTATCCTTTTCCAGTAAAAGATAAAGACATGAGAGCTGGTATGAAAAAATATAATCTTAAAGTTATTAATAAAGCTTTAGGTTTGCCAGAAGATAATCAAAAAGTTGATTTGAAAACAATAAAAGCTAACTATTCAAAGCTTGAGGGAGCTGATAAAGAGAATTTATTAGCTATAAACTTATTAAACGCAATGAACTCTTCTCCTGATCAAAGTACAAAGCTTTATTACCAAGGCACTGAGATAGCTTCGTTATTTCCAGGAACTGAAATAGATGATTCAGAAGCGTATTATAGAAAAGAAGGATCTGCAGCAACACCTACTTTCGCACCTATAAGTTTTCCTAATGGTTACGACTCTTTTGAAAAAGAATTACTACGAGCTATGGCTCTTTCTAAACAATATAGATCTTTTAAACAAAGTGATGTACAAAAGATAACAGGTCCATACGATTTAGGATCTGTAGATAAATTAAACGAAATAGATTTTTCAAATCCAGAAGCTTTAAGAAGCTATTATCAATCTAATCAAACATAAGAATGACCCAACAAGAATATGCTAATGATTTATTAAGACAAGGAGTATCAGAAGATGAGTTTGTTTTAAAAATGCAAGAATATAAACCTGAAGACAATTTTGTTGTTGAAGAGGAAGAAGTTGTTGATGTAGACGAGAAGACTAAAAAGGAAAAAAGAAAAGAAAAAAGAAAAAATAAAAAGCTAGAAGTAGAAGAAATTATACAACCAACACCAACTGGTTTTGATGCTTATGAAATAGAAACTGTTGAAGATGCTACGGGTAAAACTATGCTTAATATTTTAGACATAACTCCCCCACCAACCACCACAATTGTAGACGGTCAAGAAATAGGAAATTTAGAAGAGGTTGATAAATTTAATAATATTAAAGATTTTGTAAAAAGGTCTGACTCTCTTGATAAAATGCTAGGTCACAAAAAAAGACCTGAGCTAATAGAATCAACTTATGGTACTTTAGACGCTTCTGGTGATGATTTAAAAGACTCTGAGGACACTTTTGAAGATTTTATGTTTAGTACTATAGAAGCTAATAAAACTTCAACAGACGCTGAATTAGTAAAAATAATTTCAGATCAACTAAATAGAAAAAATCTAGGTGATTATCAATTTCTTAGAAAAGAATTTAATTCTATTGATAAAAACAAAGAGCAAGTAGCAAAGGGCATTTTAAGAAGCTACAAAATAGACAAAGGTGGATATAAATTAAGTAAAATAGCCCAAATAAAAACAAAAAATCCTATTGCAAAAGTAGAGGTTAGTGATGAAGACTCTAAAGAGTTAGGCATTTATAATAAACCTACTAAATATAAAGAAACTATAATAAAAATTGATCCAGGTGTAATGGTTCCTAAGGGACTTCAAAAAACAGCTAAAGAAAATGAGTATAAGATAAAGCAAATAGTACCACAAGAAGAAGCTAAACAATATGTCAATCAATATATTAATGAAGAGGGTGATATTATTGTAGGTGAGCCATACGTATTAAACACCAATTTAAAAGAGGTTAATAAATTTTTACAAGGAGATAGAGCTATATCAGCTGAACAAGCTGAAGTAGATATAATTCAATCTCAATCATTTTACAATAATAAATTAGAAGATTTAAACTCTAAGTTAGAAGCTGCTACAAATAAAGAAGAAGAAAATAAAATACAAGAAGCTATTAATCAAACTCAAGAAAATCAAAATTCAGCCTTGGTTGAGTATAATACTTTAGTTAACACTTTGGGGATGACTAGAGCGGGTGAGTTATCACGTGAAGATTTTTTTGAGCTAATTAACCAGTTTCAAGGTAGAGTAGGAGATGCGTATAAAGATCAAAATTGGTATAGTAACAACTGGAATAATGCAGGAGCAGGTTTTGCAAATAAAACCTTTAAAAAGAAAATACAAAGTTTAAATGATAATTTTTCTGCTTATGGATTTGGTTTTGAATATTCTAATAGAAATTTTTCGTCAGGTAGAAAGAACAGCACTAGAGTTGGTGACAGTATAATAGCAGTTAAAGATCCACTTTACTTAGATGGTAAAATTGACTTTGTTGAAACAGCAAAAGCACTTGGATACAAAGATGAAAAAGGTTCTTCAATTAATAGAGAAGGTAGAGCTTTAGACTGGTTAAGTCAAAATAACTTTTTAAAAGCTGTAGAAGTAGACAAAGGTATAGGTAGTGTTTTTAGACACTTAAATAACGATCCTGATTCTTATATACTTGGTGAAGACCCGTCTAGAACTAGAGATGAAGTTATAGACATGATGAATTGGGTTAATAAAAATAAAGGTGAATATAGTACAGAGGTAAAAGCTTCTCCTAATTCTTCTGGTATAGTATCAGAAAGAAATGCATCAGCTACAGGTCTTGCTCAGCAAAAAGAAACTAATGCTACAAAATCACTTATTGTTAAAGCTCTTAAAAACACAGCTAAAAATCTTCCTAACACTGTTAACAAGTTACAAAAAATACAACAAACTATAAGCGAAAAACAAGAAGGTATAAAAGGTTTAGAAATTGATGTTGAAAACAGAAAGTTAAATTTAAAAACTACCGCGGGTAATATTAAAAAAACAACCGCATCTTTAGAAGCTGATTCAAAAACAATAGAAAGTGAATTTTTACAAAAAGAATCTTTAATTAGAGATGAAATAAAAGAATTACAAAACTCTTATCAAAATTTAATAGATAAAGCTAAAACTGAAACTGAACAAAAAATACTAATTGGAGAGTTCAATTCTAAACAACAACAGATTGTTGACAATTTTGAACCAGAATACAAAGATTATTTATCTAAAATAAAAGATTGGGAGCAAAGAAGAGAAGTTGTTGCTGAAGAATATGAAAACTATAAAGTTCAATTTGCAGAAGACGAAGTTGAATTTAACAAATTAAACGAAAAGTATAAAGATTTAAACGTATCTATAGCTGATTTTAAAAATACAAGATTAACTCTTTTAAACATGTTCGATAATATAGAAGCTAATCAGTTAGCCGCTTCTATACTTAATACAAGAACTATGTTTGATTTAGATCAGCAAGCTAAATCTATGGAAAAAGCAGAAGGCTCTGGTAATTGGTTTAAAGCCATAAGAAACTCTTTTATAAATGACTTTATGACAACAACCGCTGGTAGAGTAATTGGTTGGGGTAATGTTGCTTCTTATTTTTTAGAAGCAGAAAAAGCTATTAAAAAATCTTTTAACGCTTGGGATGATGCAGATCAAAAATCTTATGACTATTACAATAGTAATATAAAATTCTCACAGGCGCAAGCTAATAGAGATGGTAAGGCAATAGCTGAAATATTCTCAAGTAAAGACATAGACGATAACTATACTCAAGCCTTTGCTGAAAGCACTATGGGAGGTATAGCCAATACTATAGTTACAATGTTTGCATCTACGATGGCTCAAGGTGGTAGATCAGGTATAAATCCATTTTCAAAAGGATGGGCTGGAGCTAGTAAATTGTCTGCTAGTTTTTTAGGTAGAGGTTTTTATAATTTAAATATGTCTAACAGTTTAGACAAACTAGAAACTGCTAAATCAAGCTTTGTAGACGGTAGAGCTAATAAATATATACAACAAGGTTATGATGCTAATAAAGCTAAACAACTTGCATTAAAAGAGTATAACGAAAAAGATACTAATATGTCAAGACAAGTGTACTTGACAACGCAAGCAACTGTTGAAGGTGCTCTTGAATATGTAGGAGCTAGAATACTAGGAGGAGGATTAAAAATAAGTGGAAGAGCTGCTAAGAAAGTTACTGACTACGTAATGAAAGTGCTTCCTAAAGGCAAGTACACAGCAAAAACTTTAAGAGCTGAGATTATAAAAGTTCTTGGTCCAAAACTTACTTCTTATATATACTCAGCAGGTTTAACAGCAGGTATGGGTATTGATGAAACTACTACAGAATTTTTACAAGAGTTTTCTAGTATAGGTTTAGATAATGCTTATGATCACATAACTGGTATAGAAATGGAAACTCCAGATATTACTAGTGATGAGTTCAGGGATGATATGATACACTTGGCAAAGGTTTCTTTTGGCTCTGCAGTTATTTTAGGTGGTTACAGTGCAGTTGGGCAAGGTCAAAACATGCGAATAGATTTAAAAAATAATCTAAAAGATGCTTACGCAACTGAGTTAAGAGCAAGAGACATGTCTAACATGATGCGTAATGAAAAAATGGTTAATACAGCTAAACAAAACCTTCAAAACCAATTAAATGACGAAGCTAACCCTATGGATATTAACGAGTATCAAAGGCAGTTAACTAATCTTAATAATACGGTAGAGGCTTTTAAATCTATTGAACCAGGTTTTAACGGTGTTTCTACTGTTCAAATGGCAAACATTCAATTAGACATTAATAATTTAAAAACAGAGTCAAAGCAAGAGACAATTTCAGCTGCCAGAAAAAATGAAATTAAAGAAGAAATTAAAACTTTAGAAGCTCAGCAAATAGAAATTCACAACAATCCTAATAGTAAAGCTGAAATAAAAGATAGAGGAAAAGCTTACGAGTATAATGTAGAAACAGCTAAAGTTATAGCTGATAAAACAGGTGCTGATGTTATAGTTGCTAAGTCAATTGAAGAATTTACAGACAAGACCTTGGAGATGGGTGAAGATTTAAGAGTCGTTGATAAAGATGGTAAAACAAAATCTTACGAAGGTGGTCAGTTGTCTGATGGTTTATTTCTAACTGATGGAAAGACTATAATAATAAATGAAGAAGTAGCTAAAAATCTAGGTAGTATATCCGCTGGTACTCACGAAGTTCTTCACTTTATAACTCAACAAGCTTTTCAAGGTAACACTAAAGATAAGTCTTCTATAATTGAAGAGTTTAAAAATAATCTTTCAGACAATGAATTTGCTATAGTTGAGGCAAGAATAGAAAAAAATTATTCAGGAGAAGATTCTAATACTGAAGAATGGTTTAATGCTTTTCACGATGCTGTAGTTAGTGGAGATATAAAATTTAAAGACAATGTATTTACTAAAATAGGAGGTTTTTTAAGTGATAAAGTATTCTCTCCTTTAGGTTTAAAAAGTGGATTTGGATCTGGAAAACAAGCTTACAACTTTATAAAAGACTATAGTGTAGAAACTAGAGAAATTATAGAAGGTAAAAGAAAGCCAGGTGAATTTAGTGAAAAGGTAACTAAAGTTATAGATAAACTTCCTAAAGCAGAAACAGGTAAAGCAACTAAAAAAGTAGCAAAATCTTCTACTATAAGAACTACATTAGATGAATTAGTTCAAAATCCTGACGGAAGTAGAAAGTTTAATAATAAAAACGAATTTCAAACTAGTGAAGAGTTTGGCAAGATGTGGGAAGAAATAGGTAGAAAAGGTACTGAAGAAAGTCCTAACATATTTGAAGGAACAATAAGATCTATAGGTAAAAATTCTGGAGTTCCTGATATAGCTATAAATGATTTTGTAACTAAAGTAAAGCAAAGACTTCAAGAAAAGTCTATGGGTGCTACTGAAAAAGGTGGTTTTGACCCAAGTAAAAACGAAAGTCTATTTGGTTATTTCTTTGGTAAAAACAGATCAGGACAAACCCTAGTTCAGTTGGCCACTGGAGATGTTGCTAACACTTATAAAAAGCAGCCGAAGGGTGTTTCAATGGATCAGACTAATCAAGATGGAAAAACATTTGAGTTTGAAGATACAACTATTGATTTAATTAAAGACATAGATGACGGTAATACACAAGCTCCTAAGTCTAAGCTTCGTAGAAACCTTAAGTTACCAGGCAACAAAAAAATTGGTGAACAAGAGATTAGTGAATTAGAAATAATAGCAGATCAGGTTTTAAAAGATCCATCTCTTCCAGACCCTAGTGATAAAACTTATAAGAAAACTTTTGATAAAATAGCAGGTAAAAAAGC